CTAGGATTGTGAGAGACACTTGCGAACGTTTGTTCAACCGAGCATACTTACGCAAACCTAGCGACAAGTTAGGGGATGATGTGTTTTATACTGTTAGCAATGCTCGGGAAGCTGTGTTGGTAAGTGCGGTATACAACCTTTGTGCATTCGCTGGCCAGACTAGTAAGATCACATCTGATTACGCAGTTGGTGCTGGTATACGTGGAGCTCGTGGTGAGTTCCTGCGTTATGCGTATGATGCGCACAATAACGTTGTCACAGGTTACGGTTTAAGAGCTCTGGTCGGTCTAGTGCACGGTGAGTTCTTTTCAGACCCCATACCTAATCCACCAAGTCGCGCAGCCACGTTCCTCGAGCAGATAGCTAAACTGCAACGCCGTGGTATTGCTATACCCGGTTGGTTAGCACACAGACTTATCCAAACCCACTGCAATTTAGTTTTCACTGATGATAGTGGAAAGAAGAATCGTGTCGGGGTTGATGTGGCCAGGATTACAACTCCTGCAGCTTTTGGGGGTATAGGCGTCACTGAGACTGAGTATGGATTAATAGGCGCGTCGACCGGAGTAGAGTTCCTTAATGCCAAGAAGATGGTCATCTGTATCCCGAGTGGAGAAGGGAAGACCACGTTAGCTCATACCTTTCCCAATCTTTTTGTTGACCATGATGATTTGCTAGATTCAGCAGACCATGCTCAGTTAGCAGATCTAAGACAAGCTAAAGACTGGAAGAAAGTTAATGCACTATTGCGGATGCGGTCACGAATGTCTGGCGCTAAAGACCTGCTGACTTGGCACCCCGACTGCGTAGATACTACTTTCTTCACAGAGTCAACGGTGGTTGCTATTCTCCAGAAGCAGCAACAGTCGTTGCGGGCAAATAAGGAGAACAGGGCTGCGATACTCCGAACCTTCGGAAAGAAAACAATCTGGGCGGACGATTTCCCACATAGTGTTAGCACTTGTTTGGAACAGGCTGTCAAGAGTAATTTGGAAGGTAATACTGCGCAGGTGAGTTATTATTACTCAAATAGAAATGCAACTATTGCCTCATACCCCCAGTGGTCTTTCCCTCGAGTAGGTGCTGGTAAGATATTACGCAGAGCAAAGACACAGTTAGCTGATTATGAATTAGTCAACTATTATGGGGCACAGCAAGCTCAAGATAGCGTGGATGAGAGCATATTAGCCAGCGGCCTAACAGGTGCATATCCCAAGGAGAAGTTATACGACGCCCTAGCATCTTATGCCCGAGCCTTATTTGATGATAGGCATGATATTAGCTTACGGGTGATGCACATTAATGTGCCCACGTTACGTATCCCACATGCTGTAGTTAGTCACCTGATTAACCAGTCTCTGGGTTTACGGATTAGTGGTTCTGGTACTAAAACCGTACTCACAAGAGGGCAGAGTGGTCATCCGCTAACTCGGAGGATATCAAATCACTACGCTATGTTACCTAGAGTCGCC